CTGCGGTCCTGGTCTGCTTCGATGAAGAGTTCGACGGTCTCAGAATTCGCATGCAGGGTTACCGAGATTTCGTCATCCCCGAAATCGACTTCGTGCCGGCGCATATTGGCGCCCCGAATGATGACATGGCTCATGGTCAGATCTCCCGTGCGAACCAGCAGATGCGGCCGACGATATGAATTTCGTCTGCCGCTCTTTCGTATTCGGGATAATGCTTGTTGTCCGAGATGACACGTACTGCGGGCGGGTTGCTGCTGGCAATATGTTCGAGCCGCTTGGCCACAAGCCCGATCCCGTCATCGAGCACGAAGATCCCTGGCGGGTTAGGGGTGCAGCGGGTCATGTCGACCAGGACCGTATCGCCGTCGAGCAAAGTGGGCGCCATGCTGTCGCCTTCCACGTGTATGATGCGCAGCTGCGACGGCTTCGCGTTCAGGTTCCTGCGGATCCACGAACGGCGGAAATGGTAGGCACGGCCGGCCAGGTCCTGTTGCTCCTCGGCCTGGGCACCGCCGCCTTGGGAGGGCCCCGGGCTCGCATGCGCGATCGAGACGAACGCCTCGTCGGGATTGTCGATGAAGGGGGAGACGCCCTCGACATCGCCCATCCCGTGGATCAGCCATTCGCGATCGACCTTCAGGACCCGGGCGACCTCCTCGAGCTTGTCGATCCCGGGCCGGGTCGAACGCCCGCGCAGGATATCATAGACGAAAGACCGATTCACGCCGGCCATTTCTGCCACATTGGCTGGGCTCAGACCGAGCTGGTTGGTCCGGCCCCTGAGGCGATCGGCCAGCGTGTGGTGTTCGGTCATCATGTTCCCAGATGGTTGTGGATGAAATGGGATAAGATCGGATTGAACCGGAACCGTCAAGGAAATAGGAACGAAGCGCAATCAACCAGGGCGGGATTCGAAGGGGGCGCGGATGCATATCGAAAAGTTCTATTTCACGCTTCCGGAGGTTCTTGAGCGCTGGTCGATATCCGAATCGGACCTGGTCTATCTGGCCGAGAACGATGTACTGCGCCTGTCGGTGCGGGTCTACGATCTTCCCATCAAGTATCGCCCGAGTAGCGCGGAACCGTCGCGACGACCGCGCCCGAGACGAAAACATGCCGCCGGTCTGCTCGACCTCCATGCCGTGGATGTCTTCAACCTGTTTCGCTGCGGCGAGATCAACGCATATGACTTTCGGTGTCCCAAACTCGGCAATGTCAGCGTGCCAACGGGGGATGCACCCGTCTTCGTCATGATCGGCGATCTCCTGATAAGGCGCGAGGAACGCGACCGTTTCGAGGCCGCGAGAGGGTTCCGGGCAGATGGCAGGCGGCTCGGGGAGCCCGCGTTCATCGCGTCGCCCGACTATCAGGACGTCTCCTGCACCGGCCACAGGTTCAGGCTCGGGCCGATTCAGGCCGAGGTCGTTCGGGCGCTCCACGAGGCGACCCTTGCTGGCGATCCCTGGCAGAACGGCAAGGCGATCCTGTCCGCGGCGCGGTCAAGGAGCCTGCGCATGGCCGATGTCTTCAAGTCCCAGAAGAACTGGCGCGAACTGATCTGCTCGAACCGGCGCGGGAAGTATCGACTGAAGCTCGACTGAGCTGACCCCCGGCGCGCTCCCGGGGGTGCCCTGGTGGGGGATCGACAGGGGGATAGAGGGGGATGACCATCCCCCACCGTGCCGTCAGCCCCTTTGTTGCAAGGGCGAGACCATCCCCCTCCGCATCCCCCGCCGATCCTGACGACATCCCCCAGCGGGACTTTGCATTGTCGCTCCGAAGACGACGAAAACGGAGACGACGATGCAGCGCAATCAGTGCCTTGGTCAGAAGGACCTGGCGAAACGGTGGAACATCTCCCACCGCACGCTCGAGCGGTGGCGGTACACGGGCCAGGGACCGGCCTTTCTCAAACTGGGTGGCCGTGTGCTCTACCGGCAGGCCGATATCGAGGCCTTCGAACATAGCCATCTGAGCCGCGCGCTGGCGGTGAGCAATGCCGTCGACACCGCATCCCGCCGGCAGGAACGGCGGCTGACCGCTATCCCGCCAGCGCATCCCGGGGGCGCCTTCCCCTCGTTCACCGGCCCCCGCGGGTCGATCTCGCCGCGGCGCGCGTAGGGACGAGACAGGAAGATCATGCTCATGACACGCACGCCCTTCACAACGGTCCGTTCCAGCCGGCCGCTGACGGATGTCGATTTCTGCGCCTGGGTGGCGCAGGCCGTCTCCGGCGACCGGCTGGAATATCATCGCGGCTTCCTGGCGCTCGACACCTTCGCGCTCTTCTCCCGGCTCGATGACAGAGCCCGCAAGGACCTGGCCGCGCTGGCCGGACGGGCCTTCCGGGCCGCCGAGCAGGGGCTCGTGCACCTCGTGCAGGAGCGGCTCGCGACCGACCACTTTGCCTATATCGCCGTTGCGCGACCAAAACCCGGGGCTGACAGCGTCTCGCTGTCCAACCTGCTGCTTGAAGATGCCGAGGCCGCCTGAGGCCCGCGACACAATCCTTCCTTCCCTCTCACGGAGACCATTTCATGCCATTCCCCGAGAACACCCCCACGCCTGACGATCTGCCATCCCTCAGCGCCGCCGAGGTTGCGGCGCTGCCGGTCGAGTTGCTGGCGATCCTGCAGCGCGAGATCGACGAGCGCCTGAAGCGCGACAAGGCCGCCAAGACCCGCTTCGATGCCGGACTGGCCGTCCGATATGCCACCCGCGCCGCCGAAGAACGCCAGGTTCAGGCCAAAGATACTGGCACTGTCCGGTTCGACGACGGCGATTTCACCGTGGTCGCCGATCTGCCGAAACGGGTGGATTGGAACCAAGATCAAATGGCCGCCATGGTCGCGCGGATCCGCGATGCAGGCGACGACCCCGCCGAATATGTTGATCTCTCCTTCAAGGTGCCCGAGCGCAAATACGCGGCCTGGCCCGAAGCCATCCGGCAGGGCTTCGAGCCCGCGCGCACGGTGCGGCCCGGCACGCTGAAGGTCGAGATCCTCGCGCAGGGGGCCGATCAATGAGCCTGCTCGCCCCTGTATCGGCCCCGTCTCAGGACCTGCCCAGCCTGATCGACCGTGCCGCGAGCATGCTGTCGGGTGCGAAAACCGCCGCCGAGGTGCTCGAGGCGCGGGAGGTTGCCGGTCTGGCCTACGATGTTGCGAAACGCGCCGCTCGGCTGCAACGCGCGAAGAGCGCTCATGATGATCTGATCGCCGCCACGCACCGCGCCCAGGCAGATGCATTGGAAATCGAGGCCGCTGCCAAGCGGCGCCTGGCAGATGAATACGATGCTGCGCAGGCGCGCGGCGACGTCGCCACCCGTCAGCGCAATCCCGGCTCTGTGGGGCATGTCGGCGATCACAACATGCCCCCGGCGACAGCCGCCGATCTCGGCCTGCGCCGCGATCAGATCCATGAGGCGCGCCAGCTTCGCGATGCAGAGGCCGCCGAGCCCGGCATTGTGCGCCGCACGCTGGATGATCGCCTTGACCGTGGTGATGAACCGACGCGGACAGCCCTGCGCAAGATGGTCTCGGAGGCGGCCATGCGAGGGCTGCGACCCCAGCGCCGCGCGAACCGCCGCAATCCTCTCTATGTGGCGCCCACGCCCGAACAGGCAGCTTGGCGGCATGTGACGGGGACCTTCCGCGCTTTTGCAGAATGGGCCTCGGACCAGAACCTGACCCTTGCCCGCAAGGGCATGCTTGAGGGCAGGGACGCCCCGTTTCACGACCTCGATGCCAAGGCCATCGCCGAAGGGTCTGCAGCTTTCACAACAATCAAGGAGTGGTTCGATGCTCGATAGTCGATCAGCGGCATTTGCCGAACGTGTCTGGGGAGTTGCCTCTCAGCTTGGCAGCAACGCCCCGAAAATCGCCGACGACATGATGGAGGCAGCATTTCCGCTGACCTGTACGCAGGCGCGGCAGGAAGGTGCGCTGCGGATGCTGCGAACCGGCATCATTACAGAGGTAAAGCGTATCCTGCGCACGCAGGAAGATGCCGTCAGCCAGGTTGATTTCGCTGACATATGCGAGGCGTTCGCGCCGCTTGTGAAGGATTTGCGCTCGAAGTCGTATTTCGTCGAAAGCGCCGGGGAATACGTCGCGATCCCGGAATTAGTCGCTGAGCCAGCCCTGCTGGAGGATGCAAGGCGCTTCATGCGGCGCAAGGGCAAGGAATGCCTCGATGAGGCGGATCGTCTGGATGCGCTTTATACGGCCGTGGTCAACGATGAATCTGATGCTGCTGTTGAGCGCCAGGATGGCCTGTCATGACCGGCGCGTTCCCCATCATCAGCGCCGACCAACGCCTTGCCGAGCCTCGGGGGATCAAGGGCTGCATCTTCGGAGGCAGCGGAATTGGCAAAACCTCGCTGCTCTGGACCCTCGATCCCGACCGCACGCTGTTCATGGATCTCGAAGCAGGCGATCTCGCCATCGAGGGCTGGGCGGGCGACAGCATCCGGCCGCGCACATGGACGGAATGCCGGGATTTCGCGGTGTTCATCGGCGGGCCCAACCCGGCTTTGCGGGATGAGCAGCCCTACAGCCCGGCGCACTATGCCGCCGTCTGCGACCGCTTCGGCGATCCGGCTGCACTCGATCGCTACGACACGATCTTCGTGGACTCGATCACCGTTGCCGGGCGGCTGTGCTTCGGGTGGTGCAAGGGCCAGCCAGAGGCGCTGTCGGAGAAGACCGGCAAGCCGGATGTGCGCGGGGCCTACGGGCTGCACGGCCGCGAGATGATCGGCTGGCTCACCCATCTGCAGCACACGCGGGCCAAGAACGTGTGGTTCGTCGGGATCCTCGACGAGAAGCTCGACGACTTCAATCGCAAGGT